CAGATGCAGACGAATCTGCTTTATTAGGAGATACTACTGTAGAATTACTACAAAGTTTATTAAGTGATTTAAAAACTTTATTTGACATTGTAGGATTACAATTAGGTAATAATGGTATACTCTTAGAACCTTCAGCTACTACTTTTAGAACTTTATCCAATAATATAGCTATATACCAGGCACAATTAGACGATTTAAAATCAGATATAGTAAAACTTGAATAATGGGATTTTTAGAAAACTTAAAAAAAATACAAAGCTTTTTACAAGATACTGAAAGTAATTTAGATACTTCATATGCTGATGTTGTCCTAGAAGCTGCTGGGATAAAAATTCCTTTACCTACCCAAGATGAAGTAATTGAGTTTTACATTTTATTTGAAGAACTTAAACCTGGATCAACTCCTACTAATGCTTTAACAAAAATAGATCCGGAACAGTGGACTGAAATCCAATACTTAAGATATCAATCTGACGTAAGAAAGTATAGAAGGAAACAAAAATATAAAGCTATTAAAGATGCTCAAGAACTAAAAAGAAAAAAGCGTCAAGAAAAAAATACTAAAAAGAAAAATAAAGCTAAAACCGAATTAGCTAAACAAGATGTTGAAGGAATTAAAGAAGCAACACCTGAAGCTTATAAACCTAAAGGAGCACAATATTTTGGTATTTTAGCTAATGCTATACTTAAAACTACTTTATCAAGATGTTTACCTTCTTTATTCGATATAGTAGAACAAGCTAGTTTAGATACATTTGAAGAAAAGAAAAGACAAGCATTTGAAGAATTAGGAATAGAAGAACAAATTACAGAATTAAATCAATTAACTGATCCAACAAAAATTGAAGAATTAAGAGCTAGAATATGCCCATCTCCTGAGGTGCTAAATAATATTATTAATCAGAGAAATGGTATTATTGAATTTTTAAATTCACAACAAGATAAATTAAATAATCTAAAACAAGGAGTTAATATAAATACTGATTTAGTAAATGGTGCTATTAGTACTATAGATGCTTTAACTATTACAGCTGGCATTGCTGAAGTTACTAAACGATTAGCTCCTGTAGTAACAGTATTTAATATAGCAGATCAAGTTCAGTCTTTTGCAGAAAAGATCATTGATAAAATTAAATTTACTAGAAAGGGGGAACCTAGAATCCCTAAACTTGAATCCGTAGCTAATAATTTTACTATCCCTTTAAACCAAGCTAATAATGCTTTCATCAAGATTCTTTTATTAGTAGGTAATATAGACCCTATAATCGCATTTTGTAGCCCTAATACAAATTTAACCCCACCTTCAAATGCTTTATTAACTACTTATTTAGTCCAAACTCAAGCTAATAATAGTGATGCTGGTAATTTATATAAAGGGTTTAGATTAGAAATTGAAACTAAAAAATATAGTGATACTGTAAATCAAAATAGAGCAGTAGGAAAAAACAACTCTGGAATTATATTAATAGCAACTGAATATTCATTTGCTTCGGATCCAAACGTATTAATTGAAGAAATTAAATTTATTATTGATAGAGATAATTTAAAAGCCTATTAAAACTAATATTTATAACCATGAAATTAACAGAATTAAGACAAATAATTAGAGAAGAAGTTAGGGCTGCTATCCAAGAAGAATTAAAAGATATCCTTCTTGAAGCAGTTAAGTCACCTAAATCTACAATTACGGAAACTAAAACTGCACCCAACCCCGAAGCTCAAAAAGCATTTAGACAACAAATGTTATCTCAAATGCAAACTGGAAATGGTAACATGACTTTAACAACAAATGATGTAGGCACATTTAGACCTGCGGGTAGTTCAACAGCTGCTGAAGGTTCAGCATTACCTGGGGGAAATGTAGGTTTAGACCAAATTATGGGTTTAATGAATAGTAAATAATGGCTTATAATGCTCAATTAATATCACCTCTTGATTTCCAACCTAGTGTAGGTGTTGGTGTGGGTTTACCTTTTAATGGTAAATCTTGTTTTAATATTACATACACAACACAAGATGCTTTAAAATCAAATTTAGTTAATTGGTTTTTAACTAATAAAGGTGAAAGACCTTTAAATCCTGATTTTGGTGGAAACTTAAGACAATTTCTATTTGAGCAAATTACAGATAATACATTAGACTTTTTAGAAGAAGACATCCAAGCCCAATTAAAAACGTATTTCCCTAATGTAATAGTGGATAGTTTAGAAATAAGTGCTCAAGAAGACTATAATACTATTAACGTAGTTTTAAAGTATAGTGTAAAAAATACTAATATAAGTGATACTTTAAACATAACATTTGACTAATGGCAGTAAATAGAGACATAAAATACATTAATAGGGATTTTGGAAGTCTTAGACAAAGTTTAGTAAACTATTCTAAAACTTATTTCCCTACTACTTATAACGATTTTACAGAAGCATCACCTGGTATGATGTTTATGGAAATGTCTGCTTATATTGGTGATGTTCTTTCATTTTACCAAGATAACCAGTTCCAAGAAACATTTTTACAGTATGCTCGTGAAGCTAAAAACTTATACGATTTAGCATATATGATGGGGTATAAACCCAAAGTAACAGGAGTTGCTATGGTTGATATTGATTTTTATCAAACTGTTCCTTCTATATCAAACCAACCTGATTATAATTATGCTTTATTAATAGCTGAAAATGCTCAAATTACTTCTACTTCTAATAGTAATGTTAAATTTTTAGTTGAAGACCCTATTGATTTTGATACATCTTCTTCTCAAGACCCTACTTCAGTCTCAGTCTATCAAGTTGATCCTTTAGACCCAACTCAAGCTTCTTCTTTCTTATTAAAGAAAACACGTAAAGCTATCTCAGCAACTATTAACACAACCACAGTTTCTGCAGGTTCTACCCCACAAGAATTTTTTACAACTAATATAACATCAACTAATATTATTGGAATTTTAGATATTGTAGACGCTGATGGGAATACTTGGTATGAAGTAGATCATTTAGGTCAAGATATGGTGTATGATTCAATTAAAAACACTAATCCTAATGACCCTAACCTATCTTCAGATGGTATTGATACTCCTTATTTATTAAAAAATAAACAAGTTGCTCGTAGATTCGCTACAAGATTTACATCTCCTACAACTTTACAAATTCAATTTGGTGCCGGTACGAGTACAACTACAACTGAAGAAGTAACACCTAACGCGGATAATGTTGGTTTAGGTTTACCATTTGAAAAAGATAAACTTACAGCAGCTTATTCTCCTCAAAACTTTATATTTAATAACACTTATGGTATTGCACCTACTGGTAATTTGACAGTAAGATATTTAACTGGAGGGGGAGCTACATCAAATGTTCCTGCAGGAGATTTAACTACATTAGCTAATAGCACAGTTAACTTCCAAAATACTGGATTAAATCAAACTCTAGCTAATACTACTTTTAATTCATTACAAATAAATAATCCTAGAGCAGCTTCTGGGGGTAGTGATGGTGATACTAATGAAGAAATTAGACAAAATTCTATATCTAACTTCCAAACCCAGTTACGTAGTGTAACTCAAGATGATTATTTAGTACGAGCTTTAGCCATGCCTCCTAAATATGGAGTAATATCTAAGGCATTTATAGAAAAAACTAAATTAAACAATCTCCTTCCAGGAGAAATCCCATCAACATTATCTTTGTATATATTAAGTGCTAATTCAAGTAATAAATTAACAACTGCTAGCACAGCATTAAAGCAAAATCTTCAAACTTATTTATCACAATATAGAGTAATTGGAGATTCAATTAATATTAAAGATGCATTTATTATTAATATAGGTGTGGATTTTGAAATAACAGTTAGACCTAATTTTAATAGTAGTGAAGTATTAAGAGCATGTTTAACGGAATTACAAGCTTATTTTAATATTAATAATTGGCAAATTAATGAACCAATTCTAATTAAGGAAATATTTTTACTTTTAGATAAAGTTCAAGGTGTTCAAACTGTTAAAAATGTTTATATTAATAATAAAGTAGGTACATCTTTAGGATATTCACAATATGCATATGATATTCCTGGGGCTACTTTAAATAGCGTAGTTTACCCTTCAATAGATCCAATGATCTTCGAAGTAAAATACCCCACTTCAGATATTAAAGGTAAAATAGTAAGTATGTAATTATGGGAATTTTAGATAGATATAATAAAGCAATTTCAAACCCTGGGGGAAATTTAAATACAGGGATTATACGTGACCCCAATACCCCAATACAGGCCCCTGATAATGTTAATTTCGGTAAAGATAATTTTCAAGAATCAAACTTAGATCTAGAAAACCCAGCACCATTAGGAGGTCCTATAAATATTGCTTATACTACACAAATAGGAACAGAAGTAAAATCTTTTACTACTACTCAACCTTATACTCCTAAAAGTACATACGCAGACAGTTTACAGAACCCTGATTTAATAGCAAGAGCAACAGATCCTTTTAGATAAAATGGCAGTATATAAAATTTTCCCATATCAAGACACTACCGTGTATTCAATGTTTCCTACAATGAATACGGGTATAGATCCTATTAATCAAATTTCCAACCTAAACTTTGCAATTGATACTCAACCCTCAGTAGCTAGAACATTTATTAAATTCGATTCAGATGAAATTAATAGTATGTTTAATAATTATATTACTGGGTCTTACGATGTGAAATTAAGATCATTTATTGCAACAGCTCAAGGTATAGTAGAATCATCTGTTTTAGAAATATGGCCCATTGCTACAAGTGTAAACAACCCAACCTTAGAATGGAATCAGGGCACAGGTACATATTTAGATCAACCTTTAACTACAGATGGAGCCTGTTGGGAATCTCCATTTTTTGGGGGTGGTGCCGCTTGGCCAGGTGTTGTAGGTAATATCTCAATGTCGTGGGATGGAGCATATGCTGCTGCCGGAGGTGGTGCTTGGTATATTTCTTCATCTACTTACACTTTTAATAATACTGTTACTTTTGGTCCTAGAACTGATAAAGATTTAAATACTAGTGTAAAAACTATTATCCAAGCTTGGACTGGATCCTCACCTGAATTGCCTAACCACGGATTTTTATTAAAATGGGAGGGAGCAGCTGAATTTAATCCTAGTAAATTAGTACAACCTGTAATGCAATACTATAGTTTAGATACTAATACTATCTATCCACCTTGCTTAGAATTTAAATGGGATGATTCAGTATGGAATACTGGTTCATCATCAACTACAGTATTAAACGAACAAAATATGTATATTTCACTAGCTGAAAACCCAGGCATATTTTATTCAGAAAGTTTCAATAAATTTAGATTAAATGTAAGACCCAAATATCCACCTCGTGTATATCAAACTGGTTCATTGTATACTACACAATATTATCTCCCATCTGGTTCAGCATGGTATGCTGTAAAAGATTTAGATACTAATGAATATATTGTTGAATTTGATGATAATTACACTCGCATAAGTGCTGATGCTTCTTCAAGTTATTTTGATTTATATATGAATGGATTTG